GGAAGAAAGCCGCGGCGAAAAAATAAACCATTGACAAACGAGGCTCGACATGGCTTTTGAATTATGTACGTTTGCTGAATTGAAGAAGGTTCTTGACCTTGAGGAAAGTTCTCTCATCAACTATCCGCCGCTGGTCGTTTTAAAGCCCGCAGTGGAAGCCGCGATTGAGAGTTATATCGGGCGGGAACTCGAATCAATCGAGCGCACCGAGTCCGTATATTTGTCACCGATCGGATCCCGAATGGTCAAGCTGAAGGGACTACCCATCACGGATATTACGTCTGTGACTGTAACGTATTACGACGGATCGAGCGACGTGCTCACCGCCGGGACGGAATACAGGGCGACTCCTTTCGGGATCCGGTTGGCTTCCAAATACTCGGACGTTGACGTGACGGTAGTCTACACGGGAGGATTCGCAGACGACGCCGTGCCGGACGCGATCCAACGCGCGGCTCTCCTCCAGACCGTTTATGAATATGAAAAATCTCCGAACCTCGGGGCGCAGAGCGTGGAGACCGAGGGAGGCCGGATTGATTACCCGGAGATTGGACTTTTGAAACACGTGAAAGAACTCCTTCACGAGTTCGTTCACCCTATGAAGTTGGGGATCTAAAATGGCGGAACCGAGATTGGAAGTCGTCGGGGTTGAGGAGGTCCAAAGCCTTCTCAAGAAGCTCCCCGGCTCGGTATTTGAAGACGTGAAAGCCGTTTTCAAGGATGCCGTCTTCAATACCTACAACAAAGTGAGGGCGCAACTCGACGGATCCCCGCTCAAGTCCCGGACGGGTGAAATGCGGAGATCCTTCAAAACACAACTCACGGGGACTTCGCTCGAAAACATAAAAGCGTCGGTGTTCAGCGGGGCCGGACCCGCGGGGAGTATCCTCGTATATGTCCCCGTCCACGAGTTCGGGGCGACCGGGGCGAACGCCATCGTGGCGAAGCGCGCATACAAGAAAGTCCCGGGCGGTCCGTATTTGAACATCCCATTGAGCGCGAACCTCACGGAGAAAGCCGGGGTCATGCGGAAGTCCGCCGGGGAAGTCTTCAGCGAGGGCGGATTCATTTTTCAATCGAGGAGCAAGAAGTGGTTCGTGGCCGCGAAGGACGGGACCCCGATGTTCATTCTCAAGAAGAAAGTCGAGATCAAAGCGCGCCTCGGCTTTTATGATATTGCTGATAAGGAATTGGCCGTGGTCCAGAAACGACTCGCGGATATATTACCAAAATCATGGAGGAACCTGTAATGCCGTCAACGCCAGCTGAAATAACGATATACAACGAGATCGAAGCCCGGGCCGGGAACATCCAGTATTCAAACGGCTATCACACCGGGGTCCGGCGGATCGAGAGGTCAAGACTCACGCCGTTCAAAGGAGGGGACTGGCCGAGCTTTTCTTTTTGGCCGACGTTCGCTCCCACTGAAGGAGATATTTATGATGGAGAAGAGCACACGCTGTCGATCGTTCTCGGGTACTTCGACGAGACCCGGGACGAACCCTTTGCGGATCTGACCGCGAAGATGAAGGCCGACGTCATCGTGGCGATGAACCGCGCGAGCACGGCCCCGGGCGTGGGAGATGCGGAGAGTCCGGATCTCGGCGGACTCGTCTCCTCTTTCAATATAATCGATTGTGAATTTATAATCGGCGAAGGACAGAAGCCGTGGTGCGGAGTTTTGCTCGAAGCTCGGGTCAAATATCGCTCAGATCACGCGGATCCTTTCGCCGTGGAACCTTAATTGATAAAAAATAAACGGAGGAACAACCATGCCAGTTTTAAGTTTTACAAAAAGAGTCGGGGCCTTCAACAGTCATATTCACAAAAGCGATCTGATTGCGTATCCGGGCACGCCCGGGCTTTCCGATCCTTTGCCGATCCCGCCGCTCCCTCCGGGATCTCGGATCTCCGCTTATTGTTCCCCGGGATCTCCGACGAAGGACACTTTGAGTGTTGAATATACGATCAGCGAAGATGCTGACGTTGCGGCCGGATCCGCGGTCTGGTTTCCGTGGTCGAGCGGGGACGTTTCCGCGGATACTCTTGAAACTTTGTTATCCCCGATCACGGGGATCCGCTTCAACGCCGCGACGACGGCGACCGGACCGCGCACGTCCGAATTTGTTGTCATTATATAGCGGGGGACGGCTATGGCACTTACAATTACAATTGAGGGCAAAGGAGTCATTGCCAACTCAGACGGTCTGACAGACAGCGCGGGAGGAAGTTGGACCGAACTCGGAGCCGGATCCATATCGCTCTCAACTGAAACGTACTTGTACGGATCGAGTTGCGTCGCCGGGGCGTACAGTAACAAAGCCGGGTGGCATTATTTCGATATTGGCTCCGGGAATGAACTCGACTTCGACACCGCAGGATCGGAGGAAGGGCAATTCATTTATTTGCCGATCTTCAACCCGACGCCCGGGCTGAATGAATCGATCTCCAACGGCGGTCTCCGGATCCGGATCGGGTCGTCCACGACTGCTTATCGAGAGTGGATGATATTGGCCAGCGACGATTTCAACGAGTGGACGGGAAGTTGGAAGACTTTCGTGCTCGATCCGACGAAGCCGGGTTCAGTATCTGACACGGGATCCTTCGACGTCGGAGCGGTCCGGTACATCGGCATTTACGTCGATGCGACCGCGTTGGCGAAAGGAGATAACATCTTCATCGATCAGATCGCCGTCGGGTTCGGTCTCCGCGTCACCGGGACTTCGACGACCGGATGGCAGGACCTCGTTGATTATTGTACCGACTACCCGAACCGGGCTTGGGGTATGGTGGAGAAACGGGGCGACACGATTTATGTCAAAGGCAAGATCTTTATCGGGGCGACGGATCAGACCGCGGCCACGAGCTTTGCCGACAGCGGAAAAATTATTCAGTTTGAAAAATCGGAGTATTACTACAGCGCGGCGTGGGTCTCGACTCTTCCCACAGATGCGTGCGGGATCGTCCTCGAGGATCATGCCTCAAATGATTCCTACACAACGACGTATTCAGATGGGGTCGCGGTCGGATCCGACGCGGGACGATCCGGCTCGAGTATATCCGGGAACGATAACGAAAATGTGGAGATCGATTTCAGCGGCCTGACCCGGGCCAACTCGCTCATTACGTTATACGGAACGAAGTTCAACAAGATATACGGACAGCTGGATTTCACCGACGACAGCAACCATAAATATTTCAGTTGTAGTTTTGCGGATTGCGTTCAAGTCGTTCCGGGCGGAGCCGCGGTGATTCGGAATTGTATCTTTGCCGAGACGGCGGACGCGGACGCGGCCCTGCTCTGGGATGAGGATATTGATATTCAAGATTGTAACTTCATCGCGAACACGACCGGGGCCGCGATCGAGATGCCGAGCGCGGCGGGGACTCCGTACTCATACACAAGGTTGTATTTTGACGGGAACACGTACGACGTCCTGAACTCGAGCGGATCTGCGATCACGATCAACAAGAGCGGCACCCCGGCCTCGGATCCGAGCACGTACGAAGGAAGCTCCGTCACGTTCCAAGGATCCGTGGACATAACGATAACAGTCAAGGACGCGGACGGGAACGTGCTGGAGAACGTTCAAACCGCGGTGTACAAACTTTCTGATCGGTCGGAATTAATGAACGAAGATACAAATGCGAGCGGAGTTGCCGCTGAAACGTATTCGGGGAGCACCCCGGTGAACGTCGAAGTCCGATGCCGGAAAGCCTCGACCGGGGCGACAAAATATTTGAACTTCAGTTCCAATCAGGAGATCTCCTCGAGCGGACTGACTATGACGGTAACATTACTGGAAGATCCAAACAACCCATAACCTATAAAGGAGAACGAAAATGAGCGACACAATTTTGAGCAATCGGTGGAAGGTCTATTATGACGCCGACAACGGGCAGAAGAGGCTCGAGCGCGACTACACGGTGACCCCCACCGTGACGGACTCGGTCAACGCGCTTTACTCCGCCCTGCAAGACCAGTTCGACGAACTGAATCAGATGGACGACGGGACGCCGATGAGCGCGCAGACCCCGACTGAGTACACGATCGGGATCATCGACGCCGGGGACACCCGTCCGTGGTTCATCGATCATCGATCGGTACAGGCTCTGACGGGCGGCGCGATAAAGACAAACAAATGGAACCGGGTTGAAGGCTCCAACGAAGGGATCATCAGGATGCCGTACACGTGGACCTCGACGAACCTCGCGGCCTCGGATATCGGCAAGACGATAACCATGGACACCGACGGCGACACGGGAACGATCCTCGATATTCAGGAGACCGGAGCACTCAGCGGTGAGATCTGGATCCGTCCGGCGTCAAGCGCGGCGGGGAACAGTTTTGACGACAGTCCGACTTCCGGCGACTCCTTCACGATTACGGGCGGGACCGCGACCGACGGCGTGCAGGATAGCGCGGCGTTGACCGGGGAAATGCTCTGGGCGAACTTGTATTCAATCGGTACGATCGCCGACAATACCCACCTGTACATAAATCAGGGCGAGGCCGCGGTGACGAAGTACGACTTCAGTGACGCCGACGATTGGTGGGAGGACGGGCATATTGATATCCTTCTCCAAGTCAAGGAACTCGGCGCGATCGGCACCGGATCTTCGAACATTGACGACGGGTACGTGACCGTGTTGGCGAGACGTTACGGAGCCAACTATGATTACTTCTCATTGAGTCTCGCGAACGGAGGGCGGAACCCGATCCCGCTGGCGACCGGAACGGACCTCGACAACCCGACCGGATACC